CGCTCGCATTGCTGAACAAGGTATGGCTGGGGCACGACGATTTGAGGAACACGTTCAGGAAAGACCGCAGGCTGAATAACACCGCCGACAATGCCATCCTGATGAGCATGTCGTTCGATCCGACTATCGCGCTCGAGGCTGGCGGCGCGCTGTGGGCACAAGTGTTATGGAAGATTCAAGCGATCGAGTATATGGAGTGAGCAACCGCTGAGAGGCGGATAGGGCAAGGAGGCTAACATGCCGAAAGTTCACGGAAAGAACAGCGTCATTTTTGTGACCGACTCAGGCGGGACGTGTCGCAACATCTCCGGCGACATGAATAACATCGTGCTGTCATGGTCGAAGGCGAATGTCGATGTGACCACGTTTGGGATGAGCGATGTGGACCGGATACCCGGCATACGCGACGCCACGCTAACCGGCGCTGGCTTCTATAACGAAACCGACACGACCGGCATCCACGCCATCCTGCAGGGCATCATGGCGGCCAGCACGACGACGTGTATCAATTACGCGCCGGCCGGATCGGTGTCGGGCTGCGTGCTGATTTCTGGTTGCTACCTGATTGCATCCTACGAAATCACCGGGCCGATCGGTGGCGCGGTGGCGGCTGCGTTCTCGTTCGAGCAGACGGCGGGCAGCCTGATTTTCGGCACTGTCGCATAACAGGAGCGAGCCATGAACGCATCCGAGTTGTCGGAGCAAATACGGCAGCAGGTCGAGGCGGGTGAGTGGCCGCAGGCGATGGCGTCCCTGGCCGGCGCATGGAATGAAGCATCGGAGTTCGGGACGGTCACTTGCAGCCTACCGGATTACCCAGGTGTATGGGTGCGCTTCGCTACGCGCGGCTATCCGTTTTCGCTGCGTCGAGCGTGGGATGAGGCAAAGGGCGACGATGCCGTTCTGTCTATCATCCTGCCGCATATCGCGGCATGGAATGTTGTGGATGTAGACGGTCGCCCCCTACCCTTGCCGCCTGACGGAGAGCGCCCCACTACCCTGCTGGATAACATCGATGATGCCGTAGTGATCTGGATGATTCGCGCCTTCTGGCGCTTCTGGCGCATTGAGTTACCTGTGCCGAGAAAAAACTAATAGCCGCCGTCGGGCGCTATGTCCTGGACGGCGGCGACTGTCCCGATGAACTGCGCGACCTGGATATCTGCGAGCGGTTCGGGTGGACGCTGGACGAGTTGGATCATCAGGACATGGCGAGGGTAATGCCAGCGATTGCCGCACAGAACACACGCCGAGCATTGCAGAGAAATAACCTGTTTCTTGAGAGCATAGGCAAAATCATGCCGAACGAGGGAGATTTATCTGTCTATGCCTGGGTCAGAGATTTGATGAAAGACGACGATGGCTGACGCGACACGCAGGGCCAGACTCATCATAGAGGCGAAGGATGCCGTAACGGGCGAGACTGACAAGGCCGCCCGTTCTTTGGGCGGTCTAAAATCTTCGCTTTCCAGTCTCAATAAAGAGGCCGGATCTCTGGTCAAGTCGTTCATCGGCCCCGCCGCTCTGATTGGCGCGCTGAAAGGCTCCATCGACGCCGCGATGGAAGCTCAGCGCGTTATGACCCAGACTGAAACCGTCATCAAATCGACTGGCGGCGCGGCAGGGATGACGGCAGAAGAGATTGAAAAGCTGGCCGGGGCCGAATCGCGCCTCACCTCGATCGATGACGAGGTGATTCAGTCCGGTCAGAACATGCTCCTGACGTTCACAAATATCGGTGGCGAAGTGTTCCCGCGCGCCACGCGCGCCATGCAAGACATGGCCGTAGCCTTCGCGCAGGGCGATACGTCAGCGATAGACCTGCAGGGAACGGCGATCCAGCTTGGAAAGGCGCTGAATGACCCGGAACGTGGCTTGCTGGCTTTGCGGCGCGTGGGCGTCGCTTTCACTGAATCACAGAAGGCAGCCATCAAGGAAATGATGGCGATGAACGATGTCGCCGGAGCACAGGCGCTTATCCTGGCCGAGCTTGAAAAGGAGTTCGGAGGTAGCGCAGAGGCGGCGGGCACGAATCTCGCGGGTAAACTCCAGAAGGCGCAGAACGCGATTGAGAATCTGGGAGAGGCGATAGGCAATGAGCTTATACCATTCCTGGGACAGGCGGCGGATGCGGCGACGACACTTATGACATCAGGCGAGCAGTTAGCTGAAGTATTTGTCAAGCACCAGAAGGATATTTCAATCGAACTGAAATCCGGAACCAGAACTCTTGAGTCATACAATCAGGAGATCATTCGATCAGGCCAGCTCACAGGCGATGTGTCGTCAGCATTTCAAGGGCTGGAAAAGAATCAGGCGCAGAACATGAGCACCACACAGCGCTTGAGTCAAAGGATCGTTGAGATAAACGGTGAATTCTATAGACTATCAGAGAACGTGCAGTTAGTATCACGGGAAATGTTTGATGGATGGACTGCGTCACAGAATTATGCACACGGCATGACTGAGGCGGATTTTGCGGCGCAACGAATGGCAAGTACTCTTACGGATGAACTGCCCGACGCGCTGGAAGAAACGAAAGAGGCGCTTGACGCCAACGCTGATTCTCTGAATTATCTCAAGGGACTCATGGCTGGAGCGGTCGGCGATGAGATGACCAAGTTTAGCGATAAGCAAGAGGAGTTGCGCGCCAAAGCTATAGAATTACAGGGGACAATCAGTACATCGTATGGCAAGGCGCGCGACGATGCAAGAGCAAGCCTGGCTGATGTCAATCAAAGCCTGGCAGACAACGCCGCAGCACATGAAGAAGCTACTAAGCGTATTCTGTTCGATATAGCGGCGCAACAGTTGTCGGTAGATGGATTAACATCTGTCGAGCTTCAGTCTCTAAACATGATTGCTAAACAGTGGGGACTAGTCGATCAGGCCACGGCAACCGCAACCGAAGCGATCCTAGTAGCCACGGGACAATTGGCCGCAGATCAGAATCCAGAGGCGTTCGTTGAAAAGCTAGACAACATTAACAAGATATTGCTAGATGGAAGTATTCCGACCTTGCGAACCATGACCGACGCCGCCCTGGTTTTGAGCGGCGACATATACACGGCAACGATCAATACAGCAGATTTGGGCGGAGCAGTTGAGGACACCACACCAAAAGTTGGCAACTTGACTCCACAGTTAAGCGGCGCAGCCGGTGCAGCGGGTGCCCTGGCAGGACAGGCATCAGCGGCGCGGGATGCTATTAACAGCATACAGGACAAGACTGTTACCATTACGACGATTTATCGAGAGCAGCATATTACCGATCTGGAGGGTAGGACGGGCAGACAATTCGGCGGCCCAGTGTCGGGTGGACGCCCGTACCTCGTCGGCGAGGGGGGGCCGGAAATGTTCGTACCAGGCGCGGGCGGCTTCGTCATGGATAACGCCGACACGCAGAAGATGCTCTCGCTTTTGAAAGCTATCGCATCCGGCGTGGGTAATACGAGAAACGTGACAGTCAACGCGGGTGCAGGCGTAGATACCGATGCAATCATTCAAGCTATTGACGTGGGCCTGGGACGCCGAGCGCGGTTGATGCGCTCTTCCGGCGCGACCGTTATGGGAACCTAGCATGACTACACCGGTGGTCAAGCTCATCAAGGGCGCGCGCACGCTCGATCTAAACGATCGGAGCAAATATCGTTTAGGTTCCGACTTTGTGCCCCCCAGCATTAACTCAGAGCCGGATTTTGCACAGGGATCGTCAGCCAATCTCTACGATGGCGCCTCCCTCGTTTCGCGCCGAGCCGCCAACCGGGGATGGTCATTCTCGGTCAACGTCATCGCGGCCAGCGAGAACGAAATGGCGCGGGCTATCGCAGACATTCAACACATGCTCAACTGGGCCGGAGATTCAAGCGAGCCGCTGTACATCAAATATCGGTCTAATTCAGATATGGCCTATGAGCCGCTATGGGGTCAGGATGGTTGGTTGTTCTATCAGATTGAGCATGGCGTAGCCAGCGTGGGCGGCGAATACGCAGAGACCAATCGTCGCGCGACGAATGTGTTTGTGAGGCTCGATCTCATTATCAGACCGTATGCGCTCGGTCTGCGCCAACGCCTTGCCAGCGCCACCGGTGGCGTGCTGGAGGACACTGTCGGCGCGGCGGATGGTCAATCGCGCGGTCTGATCATAGCCGAGTCCACGACTAACAAAATGACCAACCCGATTTTTGGTCACGCCACGTGGAATAACGGCTGGACGGCGGATGCCGCGATTATCGCAGCGCAGAACACTGATCCAGAATTCCTCCTGTTTGGCATCAGCAGTGCGAAGGTAACTCGCACAACTGGAGCGACTCTTGAGTTTCAGCAATCCATCGCGGCCGGCAATACCAACACACATATACTGAGTTGCTATGCCAAGCGTCCAGATGGCGCCGCAGTCACCTCGGCCGACGTGGTTCTCTATTACAATGCCACACTGACCACAACCTATACATCTGTTGGAAATGGATGGTATCGACTATCTGCCAGCGTGACCGGCATTGCCGCAGCAACCGATACGGGTATCCGGCCCGCCGCCATTGGCCGCACGGTCTATGTGGATGGCTTCCAACTGGAAGAGGCGTCCTATATCTCACCACTGGTCTATGGCGATCTGCTCGGCTGCTCCTGGAATGGCACGGCGCACGCCAGCACCAGCACGCGCGGCACGGGACGCGTAAGGGTGGCTTCAGCCGATTCGTTTAGCATCGCCCAAGGCACCGTTCGCGCGGTCGTCAAGTTTCCCTATGACAATACGTTTACCGATCGGATGTACATCTACCAGCAGGACGCCGGGGATGTGCGCTTGTTCTTTTTCCCGACTGATGACGCGTTTCACTTTGATGATGGTACGAACTCGTATGTGACCGCCGCGCAGACGTTCAGCGCCGACACGATCTTTGTCTTTCATGCGGTATATGGCCCGACCGGGATGACGTTGTATATCAATGGTGTTGCCACTGCGGCAACGGGAGCAACCTACACCCCGCCGGGCGCGGGAACCTATCTGTATATCGGATCGGACAATACGATAGCCTATGTGAATAACCTGGAATTCTACGACTTCACCACCTTCGATCGCGCCATGTCTGCGGCTGAGGTCGCCGCCGACTACGCCAACGTCACACAGGTCGCGGCACACGAACAGCGCATCGGGGCTATTCCGTGGCTATGGTCGAGCGATGGCGATGACGATGTGGTTAATCACAACGATACGGATGCAAACGATGACAACTATGTCGTATGCGGCGGCATACCGGGCAGCGTCCCAGCAGCTACGTTCATATCTGGCAGGACCTCGACGGGCTGGAGTACCGATCCGACGATGTTTATGTGGCTGATGGATTCAGATGAGTTCATTGATCCAATCGAGATGGTCAACGACTTGTCAGGAACCGCTGCCGCCGACGCCAGCGGCGGAGCCTATCAGGCGGTATCCATCACGACGGCGGCTACCGCATTCACGAAAGCTGCCTCGTCCACACAGAAATATCTGAAGGCTCTAGCCGGCAGAGAGATGGGCAATCTCGTCAGGTTGTACGACGCTGGCAGCAACTTACAAATAACTACAACTCTGGCTGCGCCGACACCCGTCGTAGGTGACTACAAGTCACTCGCTACAGCGGCAGCCTCCAGATTGTATCTGTCTCCGTTCGTCGCGATTCAGGATAGTCCTCCGGGGTTCTTCGACTACAGCGTATCTCCGGCCGGATTCACGCCGGGAATAAACCTCAAGCGAAGCACGGGCACAGCCTCCGTTCAGATTGATTACGCGATGGCCGTGACGAGGCCCTTCCTGACATTCCTAGCAGCCTCGACGCTGGGCGAGGCGGGATTTTATTACCAGGGCCGACGCGCCTCAACCTATGATGACGCAGCGGCAGGCAGCCCATATAAATATCCCTTGCTCCTTCAGGGTGACGCCATTGAGTTTGTTCCCCACAAACACAACATCCTCTTAACGCTGATGGGTGATGCCACACACAATCCGACCATTGCAACCGTGCTCACTTATGCCAAGGTTATCGTTACTCCACGCTGGGGTTTGCTGTGACGGTTTCAATAAGCGGGATGGTCATTGAAATCTACTCGTCTGGATCAACGCCCATCTTTGATCCGGATAACCTCTTGGCTCGTGCTGAGAATATCCGATTCGCCACCTGCTATCCTGGCGGCATCTATACGACTGCCGGATTCTTTATTCCGATGGACGTGACACGCTGGATACCTTTCAGACACGCTTATCGTATCGTCATCCGCGATGGCGCGCGGCTGGTGTGGGAAGGATGGATAGCGGAGATTATCTACAAGGTCGATCCCGGACGCAGCGGCGTCGAAGTATCGTGCCTGGGATTCTGGTCATTGCTGTTCCATCAATACAAATACAACCGGTGGATAGACCGGCGCTTCGATGGCCCGACGGTCGATATGTGGTACGCGCACGACACCAGCGCAAACGACAAATGCACGTTCGACAAGCGCGACCGGCTCATGTTCATCCCGAAGGCCGAGGCGTGGAGCGATGGTGAGTATGCTGCGCTGAAATACTACCTGAATGGCAGCTCGAATGTGAAGCGCGCCAAGTTCACGTATGACTTGCAGGAGGGCGCGCAGGCGTGGGAATTGATGCTCTACGACCAGGATAACTCTGCTTCATTGTTCAGCACCGCCAGCAGCGGTTCGGGAAATGCAGATATTACACTCTCCGCCAGCAGCTCCGGCAGCCTCGAATTCCGGTTTTATTCGCGGGCCGCTCAAACGCCTACGTCGAGTTCTATTTATGGAAAGGTCACCAATCTGTCCATGCTGGCCGAGAATGCTGACGGCAATGTGACGACCACGCCGACGGCTATTATGCAAGCCATCACAGCCGGAGCTTACTCCGGCAGCATCCTGAGCACGTCCACGAGATTGATTGAATCGAACACCTACGACCTGACTGACATCGGCATTGTAGATGACGGCTGGAATCGATCCGTGGCGGAATTTATGCTGGAGGTTGTCAAGCTATCAGATGACGGGAGCAAGTGGAATGTTGGCGTCCGTGAAAGCGAAGCGGTCGCCGGAGAAACAAAGCCCATCTTGTACTATGAGGAACCGCCCGCCCTGACCGATTACGACTACGTAATCAGCATTGACGAGGATGTGCTTGCGGGTGGCTTTGACTTAGTGGCGTCGGCCATGCCTGACGATGTCTGGTCGCGGGTATGGGTCAAGTTCAAAAATACGCGCGGACAAGAGGACTGGAATTACGCCGACTCTGCTACGACTAGAGCAAGCTACCTGTCGCGGCAAGCCGTTGCCCCGTCTGATAATTCCGTCACCACGTTGGCTGCAGCATCCAGCCTCGCTGAGACGATCCTTGCCACCAAGCAAAAGCTGGCTTACTATGTCGGAACGCCCGTCACTGTCAAAGGATTCATCCGTGAAAAGAGCGGAGTGCGCGTGCCGGCTTCGTGGGCACGCGCAGGCAAGCGGTTGAAAATAGAGAATTTCTTAGGGGACTTTGGAGATGAAGCCGTCGGCACAGGATTTACTTTTCTGATTTCCCAGACGGAATATAATGACAATGATAAGACGAACCGACTAACCCTGGGAAGACCGGATAGTGCTGTGCTGACTATGGCGACGCGCGACCAATTGATGGCATCCGAAAAAAGTAAGACGACATGATCCACTTCCTGCTCTGGTCGCTCTATATGCGCCTCATCAATTGGCTGATGCGGTGTATGAAGCCAATCCGATAACGAATAGGAGAAGGCCATGTTGCAAAATATAGTAGATGACCTTCGTGCCACGAAGGGCAAGCGAATTTCAAGGAATGCTGTGGACTACAGCATTCTCAGAGATACGCGTGGGCGAGAATTTGTCAAATCTCTGTATTTGACTGTCCCCCCACAGCGCACGGTATACAAATGTGTCTCGTGTGGGCGTGAAGTGACCCGTATCTGTATTTCAGATCGGTGCGAAAAACCCAGTGAAACTAACCTCGTGTTTCACGAATGCTAAACTAATATGCAATATCCCGAGCCTGAAATCTGCAAGCAATGCTCGCGCGTGGTTCTCTTGGAGCAACAGGCGCGCAAGGCACACGGTCAGCTCAAAGCCATAATTGAATACGCGACGTGCGGGATCATGCTGCTCGATTCTGAGGCGCGCATCCTGTATGTGAATGGCTACGTCAGCGAAGCGACCGGATATAATGCAGATGAACTCATCGGTCGCAGTTGGTTTGATTTCACACATCCTGACGAAACTCGTTTCCGTCGTATGCTATTGGAGAGAACATTAGAACAACCAGGCTTGCTTCGCAATCGAGGCAGTCTTCGCTTTAGGAGTAAGCCAGGCATGTGGATATTGCTTGGCGTTCGTGTGCTCAATTTAATAGACGAACCGGATATAGGCGTCATCATTGTATATGTCAGCGACGAAACGGCACAGATGAGCCGTTATATTGGCAATAGAAATGGGTGAGCCGGTCGAGGGCTGGATTGAATTGGTGCGCTGGATCGATGGCATCCGCGCCGAGCAGGTGCAGACCCGCGAGGTGATCCGAGCACACCAAGAGCGGTTCGACGATTTCGAGGACGGGATTCAATTCAGTCTGCGCGAGTTCGAGGGTGAGATGCGCGCGCAGATGAGGTTTGTAGGTCACAACCTGGAGGAGCTTGCGCAGAAGGTCGCCATCCACATCGAGAGTCACAAACTGCGCGACCGAGAGGCCGATGCGCGTATTGCGCAGATGCAGCAGCAGCGGATCGAGTTGTGGAAGGTCGTTCTGGTCGCGGTGATTACGACAGTCGGATCAATCGCCGTGGCGCTGGTCACGGGGCTGCTGAAATGACTCAGCGTGCAAGCTGTTCAATCACTGCTCTTCCCAGTCATGCACAATGATCGGCAGGTAGGTGCGATACGGTAGCCTGGTGAGATAATCAACCAATGCCGGCAGCGCATCCTGAAAATTCGCGTTGCCCCAATTCCCCAATGTCCACATAGCGGCACCGGCCACATAATCATCTTGTGCAAGCTCCGAATCATACCAAGCCAGGTCATCTATAAATGCTTCGGTGCCAACGAAGCAACACCCACCCGCCTGCCCCGCTTCGCTGATAATCAATCTCGGTCGCGCATCCTCTGGAAGCAGAAAATACAGCTTTCGATAGCGCAGCGCGAGAAACGATCCTCGCAGCGTATCCGGATCACCCGCTGCGACGCCGCCATATTCGTGGACTGAGAGATAGTGACCGTTCGCCATCGCATAGCGCAGCGCGGGTGTAATCTCGGCGATGACTTCCGGCGTCAATGGCGGGTTGCCCGTGCTGAAGGCATACAAGACCAGCCTGAGACCGGCCGGTTCGGCCAATTTCATCATCTCAATAAAAAACTGACCTTGCCATTCCCAATCCGATGAGAACTCGTTGAACATCTCCCAGGCATCGACATATTGAGAATGAGCGATCCATACCGGTAGTACGAGATGCCAATAGGTGATAGCCGCCATTTTTGCAGACGGATAATCGGATGGTTTGAAGGCTTGTAGATCATAATCGATGCCAGTAATCGGATCGCGGATAGAGTTGAGTCGGCCAACCGTAAATGCGTTGGGCATCAGTTTCTTGATCTCATGCAAGGGTGACAAGTCGTCAACTGCTTTCACCACGGCGGGAGTGACGCCGGCATCGGAGAGACGTTGCAGGAATGTGCCGTACCCGGTACGCCGGCCTGGCACGATATGCAGGCCGACTTTGCTTTGCGCGATAGCTTGCGGCAAAGGGGTCGGCGTTGAAGTGATGCAGGAAGACAAGATGACTGCGACGATCAAGATGGCGGCACGTTTCATGTTACGATTCCTCATAGTTGACTTTGACGCTAATGCGCGGCTGCGTGCGATACGCGCTATCATCGCCGAGGTGCATCGAGATGTTGGCCGCGCAGGTTCGCGCCTGAAGCAGCGCATTGACTAGCGCCTGCACTTCGCGGTATTCGTGCAAGCCAAACTCTCTATCAGTTTCGCACAAGGCAATCGCATTGTCAAGATGCTTTATGATGCGCCGCGCTTTGGCGAGCTTACCCCGGTTTTCGATTTTGCTCATCGCTCCGTCTCGTTCAGCATGGGTATCATCGATGCGTGTTCTCCATCGCGCTGCAAGGCGACCATATTCTGCGCGGCCTGATAACGCAGACGCGCAGCTTCTGCGTTGCGCGCCGCGTCGAGTGGCAATACCTCACCGGTGTTTGGATTGACCAACGTCGGCACACCTTTCACCAGCGCCAGCAGGATCGGCGCCGTCAGCGTGCGCGGATCATAATTGATCTGTAGCGGCACATCCGCTTGTCGCCTGACTTTCAGCGCCCAGGCCGATCCCATGCGAACGGCGGTCACCGTCGCGCCAGCCGCCAGGACGAAAAGGACAGCAGCCCCACCGACCGGCCACACCCAGGCGAC